CGCTTCCATAGTTGCACGGATCAGGGAATCAGAACCTGTCCGCCAGCAGGCTAACAAGTTCGGGCCGGGCGTTTCTCCGTCCTGGGATTCAGACAGTCATGTCTGTTCTATTGAATTCGATAAAGGACGGTATACCCGCGAAATGGCCGAAATATGGCTCCGTGAACACGATTACGGAGATTCATTTACCATTGAGGAACGGGAAGACACAGAGGAAAAATCCCGGACATTCGGGTACCCGTTTACATCCCTGGGGGGTAAGTTTGAAAAAACACCGGAAGGGGGGATGCGGGTTAAAGGAGTAAAACTCCTGGCTGTAGGTACCTGGACTGATTCAGCCCAGAGGACCGCCTGTGAGTACTCAGCAGAGACCCTGAAACAGTATGCTGGAAACTGGCACGATTACACCATCTGGTCCCGTCATTTTGGCGGTGTTCCCCGGAGCATCACCGAGAAGATCGGCATGGTCGAAAATCCCCGGTTTGAATCAGATGCTGTTGTTGGAGATTTGTTTTACCACGGAGTAACGCAGCAGAGCCGGGATACTATCTCCATGATAGAAAATGGCCTCGCGAATTTTGTGTCTGTTGAAACCATCTCCAAAGAAAAGTGGAATGTCGGAAAGAAGGTCTATCAGGCACAGGAATTAGGATTCACGGGACTGGCCACCGTAAATCAGGGGGCCTGTCGTGTTTGTAAGATTCGTGATAACGAGGCAGAGGCAGCTATGCCAGACAAAGAAAGAGAGGATGAGACGGTTACTGACGCTAACAGTCTCGAAAACCTGAGAGATGCTATCAGGTCTGCTCTTACTTCGTTCCTGAAAATCACTGAAAAACAGTATCTTTATATTATTGCCACCCTTCCGGACCAGGTAATCTATTCCATTGACGATTACCAGGCAGGAACAGAGCAGAAGTTCCGGGTGCCATACCGGGTTGAAAACAACCAGGTGATATTTGGGACTTCGATAGAGGTCACGGTTGCCTATCAGGACATCGAGCAGCAGTCACAGGGAGCATTTGAGGAACCAGAAATGGATGCAAAAGAACTTGAGGCCCTGATTGAGGGCAAGATGAAGGAGTTCTCTGAACAGTCAGAGACCAAAATCAAGGAGCTGGAAGGGAAACTGGCTGCCAGTGAACAGGCAAACCGGGAACTCTCTGAACGGCTTGCAAAGATCGAAGATACTCCGGTCCCTCCGGCATCAGTCGGAATGGCAGGAGAGGGAAGAGAATATGAAGCAGCTCCGGTCCTGATCCAGTTCAAGAACGGGGTTATCAGCAGGAGGGGATGAGTAAATGGCAGATATTACAGCATTTCCAAGTCAGAGCACTCTGACATCCGGGGATTCATGCCTGGTGCAGACTCCTCAGGGACCTGCCCGGAGATTCATCCTGGCTGCAGATGTAAAAGCCGGTCAGGTTGTGGTATACGGATCAACCAGCGGAGAAGTCACCCCTGCAACCGGAGCAACCACTGAAGTTGTTGCCGGGTATGTGGACTGTGACGGTGAAGACGGGGATGAGATTCTTGTCTATCTCGCCGGAAACATCGTGAAGGTGGTCAATGCATCAACCTCTGTTGTCATTGATGGAGGGGCCTGGATCATCACTGATGATAATGCAGTCCTGGGGACCGTGTCAGCTACGATGGCAGCAGCTTCCGGAGCAACTGCAGTTCAGTATCTGAATGTTGTCGGGGTTGCCCTTGAGGATATTGCAGCATCATCTTCAGGGTATGCTCTCCTCATGCCGGTTCCGATCACCGTGCCAAACGCAACGTAACGGGGTGAAATGAACAATGTTTGATAACCAGAAATTCCACGGGGCCAGAGCACTGGCACAGTATCTTGAGTTCGATTATGCGGATAACAGCCGCAAGACTGACATTCTGAACAGCATCCCGACCCGGACGGTTCATGCATACGAAGAAGGCGGGGAGATCAAGCAGGAGAACGTACGTGAACTGCTACTCTCCGGGACCGTGCAGGATACCACCCTCATCCAGACCGAGTTCTATAACACGGTCATGCAGGGAGCAGAACCGGTCCAGTGTATGAGGAACTTCCTGCCTACGATCACCATCACCACGGGCAACTCAATCCAGATTCCAAAGGGGTCAGCCGGGGCCTATGCTGATGATATCGCAGAAGGCCAGCCGATCACTCCGAAGAACGGGAAATATGATCCTGTCACCATCACGGTTGGAAAGATAGGGGATGCTCCGCTCATCACTGATGAGATGGTCAAGGATTCCAAGTATGGCCTGATTGCACTGGAGGTCCAGAAATCCGGACGCCGGGTTGAGAACAAGTTCAACCGGAACGTCATGGCGGTGATCCTCGGTTCTGGTCTGCAGACCCATGATACCACGGGCAGCAACCAGGGAATCCAGGCAGTTCTTGAAGCTCAATCGAAAGTCGGAGACAAGAACTATATCGCTGACAAGGTGGTTGCTCATCCCCGTCTTGCAGGAAAACTTCTTGCAGAGACCTTCCCGTCTGCAAACTATTCCGGGTATAACGCCGAGGCAGTTAGGACCGGTCAGGTTGGCAATGAACTTCTTGGCATGGATTTCCTCAAAACCTCTGTCAATCCGGCAGTCAGCGGGAAGACCTGGGGGTATAACTCAGATGGGTATTACGGTGGAGTAGTCGCAGACACGATCAACTTCGGGGCTATCGTTCTCCGTGAGGATATCCAGATTGAGAACTTCCGTGACCCGATGAAACAGATTCAGGGTGCAACCGTGACCATGCGGTTTAATGCAGGAATCATGGACAAAGACGCCGCCTGCGCAATCATCTACTGAGGATCATGGTGCTTAGTTCTGCTTCTGCTCCCTGTCTCTCCGGGAGAAAAAACCGGGACCTGAACGAGGAGGAGCGGGAGCAGACCGAACTGAGACGGAAGGTGTATTCTGTCCCTGTGGTCCCGGTGGACCCTCTGACTGAGACGGATGAAAAGATCGATATCAGGACATTACCCGGGAGAGGTTAATGGCATACGTAGAGGTTGCTGAATTCAAGGCCCTGACCGGCTGTTCTCTCTCTGATGCTGAAATCGGATACATCCTCCAGGCAGCTGACCGTGATGTAAATAACGAACTGTCAGCCCTGGAAAACCCTTCCCTCTCAACTGATTGCCTGCATAATGCAGCCCTTCTTTTTGCCCGTGCTGCTCTTGCTGACCGGTACCGGTTTGATGGAACCTTTGATGCATCCACTACTGATTACAGTCATAAGGGGAACGCAGAAGCGACCATTACCAGCCTTAAGGCAGAGGCCCGGTTAATCATCAGGAACGAGGCTGCAAAGTCAATTACCTGGATTCAGAAGGCTAACCGATGACATATCCGGTATCACTGATGGTACATTCTGCTCAGGTGCAGTCAGGTGTTACGGAAGGTGCTGAAAATGCATATGGGAAAAAGGCAGTCACTCCTGTGTATGCCACGGTGTCCTGTCGGTTTGGGATTTCCAAATCCGGGTTTGAAGATTCTGATTCAGGATACAGGATAGTCAAGACTCCTCAATGTATCGTCCCTGCCGGAACCGTCACACGGGAAGGGTATCTCGTTACCGGACTGACTGAACCGTTCACCAAGACGTACCGGATAAAAGCGGTTAATCCTGCTCTCCTTGCCAGATCAGTATCTCATCTTGTCCTTGACCTGGAGGCTGTTACATGAGTGAACAGGTCCGGGTTGAAGGGGTAGAGAACCTTGTTGCCAAACTCAAGGAACTTGGAGGAGTTACAGCAGATATCCGGAAGGATGCAGTTACCGCCATGCTCCGGGTCCGGAGTGCAGCCCGGGACAAAGCTCCGGAGATGAGCACGAAACTGAAGTCTAACATCATCGTCAAGGATGAGACGAATGGCGGTGAACTGCTGGTCTATTGTGGGATATTCAGCCCTCAGGTGAATTATGCCGTTTATGTGGAATACGGGACCGGAATCCATGCAGAGAACGGACAGGGTAGGAAGGAACCATGGATCGCTCCGATGGTCATTGACGGGGAAGATACCTTCCGCTGGACGGAAGGGATGCATCCTCAACCATTTCTCCGGCCTGCCTGGGATGAGAAAAAAGATGAGGTCCAGAAGATCATCGTTCAGGCCCTTCAGGCCAGGATAAAGGCTCTGACATGATTGACGCGATTGTCAGGAATAAACTTCTGGCTGATGGAGCCGTCTCCGGTCTGGTCAGTACCCGCGTCTATATTGACGATCTCCCGGTCCCGGCAGTCCTCCCGGCTATCACGGTCCATCCCACAAGTGCGGTCCCGTCTTCTGAAGCGAAGGGGGGTTGCATGACCAGAATCCAGGTATCCTGTTGGGCAGAGGCAGGCACACCGAAAGACCCTGAAACTGTTGAATCCGTTTCCGCTGCGGTAAAAGCGGTGCTTCATAAACCAAGGCTGAACATGGCCCCGGAACTCTGGACCGTTGGATCATACCGGTTTTCCGTAACTTCCCGGCATGTCACCGGAGGAGTGCGACTCATCGATCCCGTAACCGGCTGGTATCATGTTCCAGTTGACGTTTTGATTACTTATCACGAGGTATGAAATGGCCGATGTAGTTGAGTCAGACCTGACCAAAGGCCCGGAGGTAAAGATTTACGCCGGGGGAGAACTTGCACAGCTTACGAAAACAATCAGTTCTGCAGAAGCGAGCGCCGGAGGGTTCGACCTGGGGAGTTATAAGGCAGATTACGGTCTGCTGGTCGGAACCGTTGATGGTGCAGTAACGGCATTCACCGGGTTCCAGGCAGACGGGACCACCCCGGCAACGGAAGTATCCGGGATTGAATTTGTCAAGTATTCAGGGATCGCAGAAGGTGATGTTGTTGTCCTGAACTTCATTGACATTGACACCGTAGCCTTGACCCAGATCTCGAGCTGTAAGGATGTGAAAACTTCCACGAAAGCGGACAGCTCAAAGACCGCGGTACACGGTCAGGCAAACAAGATCACTTCAGTTGGTACTCAGGAGAACTCGGGTTCTTTTGAGATGCTGCTGGTGAACACCGCGATCAAGAATCTTTTCCTGGGTGACCAGGTAACAGGCAGCCCGAAGGCAAACGAAACCGTCTGGACGAACAAATACCAGGGGTTCAAGTCTGTTGGATGTATCGTTGGAAAGAAGGTGAACACGTCAGGGGTTATCACCAAGAAGTTTGCCATGTGCGGGGTCAAGGCCAATTCCCTGGACAAGAACATGCCCACTGAAGACTTCTATTCAGAATCATTCAACGTGGATATTGATTATCTGATCGAGTGGTCGGCAGCGTCAACATGAGCACAGGAACCGGGCAGGTAGATAACCCTGCCATATCTGCCGCTTTTCATTCCAGGATGCATCAGGAACGAAAGGAAGCGGCTGCGATGGCATCAACCGCTGATAAGATCCTTGGTCTTCTGATAGATGATCCGATTGTTGTTCATTTGACAGAAGATGTCAGTATGGAGTTCTATCCTCCATCCGATGATGAATACATCGAGATTGTCAGGTTCCAGGGGGAAGGTCTGGTCGTAGCTGAGCGGGCTAAACGGTTCGGAGTTCAGCCAGGGGGTGAGGATGATGCCCTTGAGAAGATTCCTCAGGCGATGGAGATCGTAGATTCAGCCCGTGCGATGCTCACCACCCTGAATGAGATTCTTGCCCGGTTATCGGTCGATCCTGCATGGACCGCTGAGAAGTTCCGGCAGATGCCCCGGAAATACAAGACGCAGATCCTCACCATTTTGATGGAATTATATTTTGGTGAGATTCAGAGCGTCCGGAAATTTCGCGGAAAGCAAAAACGGTAAAGGTATGGCTCAGATGCTCATGGCGTGGCATCTGACTCCGGGGCAGTTTGGAACCCTGCCGATTCGTGAACGTATTTTCATCATGTCCAGTTGGAACGCGATCAACACCAAGGAGGAGTAATGGCAGATGGAGTATTAGCTGAATTATTCGTTGTCCTCGGCCTGAAGGATGAGATGAGTGATAAGGTGGAGGGGAGTGCAGGTAAACTATCCAAGTTTACAACTGCAGCCTCTGCCGTTGCAGTAGGGGTCGGTGCTCTCTCTGTCGGTCT